GGCCGTTGCCCTGCTTGGCCGACTCCAGCAGTGTCTCGGCGAATGCCGACATCACCGGCAGCAGCTCGAAGGCGATCCGCTTGTAGATCAGGCTTTGCGCCGCGTTCAGGCGGACCAGGGTCTTCTCATACTCGTCTGCCTGCTGCGCCTGACCCGCTGTGATCTTGGTCTGCAGGCTCCCGACGTCGGCCAGATCCTTGAGCACCGGCAGCAGGTTCGCCCCGCTCTTGCCCAGCAGCGCCTGGGCGGCGGCCGTCTTGCCCGCACCGTCCCCGTACTGCGCCAGGCGCATGGCGATCAGCTCGAAAGCCTTGTCGGGGCTGAGCGAGATCACGTCCTTGGTGCTGATGCCGATCGCGTTGAATGCGGCGGTCGTGGCCTTGCCGCCATTGGAGGCGTCGACCATGCTCTTGCTGAGCTTTTGCAGGCCCGTGGCCAGCGACTCAGTGTCCGTGCCAGACAAGCGTGCCACGCTGGCCAGCCCCGATAGCCCCTCGACCGTGGCGCCGGTGCGCTCGGAGATCTGCTGCAGGCCGGCCGCGCTCTTGATCGCGCCCTCGATCTGGTCCTTGACCTTGTCGATAGTCAAGCCGATGGCGAAGCCGGCGCCCAGGGCTTTCAGCGAGGTTCCGACTACATCGAAGGCGCGCTGCACCTGCTGCGCGTTCTTCTCGGCGATAGAGGCGACCTTTCCCATGTCGCTCTGAAAGCGCGCCACGTTGGCCGCGACCTCGACGACGAGTGACCCGAGTTGTCCAGCCATCAGCGCACCAGCTTTCCGAACAGTGAGCGCGCGAGAAGCTTCGCGTGCTCTTTCTCGTCAGCCAGGCAGATCACGTCGTCGCGCTTTTGAGCGAACGGCATGAAGTCCACAGGCCTGGAAGGCTGCTTCGGCGGGCTCATGCTGTGGTTGACCACCGCAGAGGCAACGATCCCAGCGCGCATGTCCGCCCGCATCTCACCGATGGGGCCGTCGATCCGCTCGAGCGCCTGGTACTCGGCCAGCTCGGACGAACTCACCTGCTCGAGCATGGCGCGCACGGGGATGCCTAGGGCCAGGCTCAAGCGGAGGTAGAACTGCCGCTCGGGTCTGGCGCGGAGTTTTTTTCCACGTCCTCCCCGCCCATGCCGTTGATCCGCTGTGCAGCCCTGAACACCCGATCCAGCGCCACCGCAGACTTGTTGCCTAGCTCGGCCAGATCCTGGTCGCTGAATAGCCGGTCGCCGGTGATGCCGTCAACCATGCACCACGCGCAGAGCTTCGCACGCATGTTGGTCAGATCTGGCGCCCGCTTGCCGTCGGCGCCAACCTTGACCATGCTCTGCTCGAAGGTGTCCCGCTCGGTGCCGGTCAGCTCGCGCACGGCCACGGCCCCGCCCCACTCTGGCACTTGCACCACTTCGGTCTTGATGTCCACCACCGCGACGATCGCGGCCTTGCTGAGTGTCTGCATGTGCGCTCGATCAGGCCAGGGTCACGGTGCCGGTGATGCGGATGTCGACGCTTCCCTTGACGACCTGATCAACGCCGCCGGTCTGCGAAAACTTCTTGACGAAGCCCGTGAAGGTGTAGGTCAGATTCGCCACCACGCCAGGGAGCACCAGCTTGAAATTGCTGATCACCCCGCTCTGCTGCTTGGCGCGCAGGGCGGCCTGGCCAACGTCGTTCAGGTCGATGTCCACCTCGATCGAGAACTGACCAGGGTCCACCAGGCCGAGAACGAATTCCTTTGCGGTGCTCGACAGGTTGGTGCGATCCAGCTCGGAGGCGCTGCCGTCGAATCCGGTGTAGCTCTTCACGTTGTTGATTTGCGTGAAGGTCACAGGCGTCGCCGTTCCCGTGCCGGCGGTGACGACGAGACCTGTCGTGTCGACATCAATGGCGAATGTGTTCGTGGTCTTGTTGGTGACCGTGAAACTCAGGCCGTTGAACAGCGCGGCGTTGGCGCCGGTCAACGACGCGAACGTCACGAAGTCGCCGTTCTGGAACCCGTGTGCAGCGCTGGTGAAAATGGTCGGGAAACCGACCGCCACTGCGCTGATGGTCTTGGCGCCGCCGGTGCCGGTGCCGATGCTGAGGACGGCACCTTGTGCCGAGATTGCCGAAGAGGTGGGCATGTCGATCTCCAATGAAAAAAGCCGCCGGGCGGGATGCCGGGCGGCTGGTTGCGGAAACGAAAAGGGCCGCTCAGTGGCGGCCCTTGGGGGTGATGGGTTGTGGGTCTAGACCTTGGGGCCTTGCTTCAGCTTGGCGGCTTCCTTCGGGATGCGTTCCGCCAGGTATTTGCGAATGGCCTCGATGGCGGCGAGCTTCTTGGCTTCGAAAGCGGGCCGCAGGAATGGCCTGGCCGACATCTTGGCCGTGCCAAACTCGACGAACTTCCAGTAATACGGATCCGTGCTGACCCCACTCTTGTTCTTCATCTTCTTGCCGGTACGCACCCCGACGAAGAACACCTGCTTCACAAGGCTTGAGAGGCGCCTCTGCTGGCTCTGGTAGACCGCGCGCTTCAGCGACCCAGGCGGCGGGTGCCCTTGACTCACTGGACCGGTGTAAACGGGAGCCTTCAGCTTGGCCTCCTTGCGGATCTCGGCTGCACCCGCGCCCGTGGCCCCGCGCAGCACGTTCCGCGCGATGCCGTTGGGAAGCTCCTTCAGCGCTTCGGCCAGCTCTTTCAGGCCTTTGATCTTGACGGTCGTGTAATCGCCCATCAGTTCACCGACCAGACTGAATAGTCCTTGCTGATCCGGTACGCCCGAACGTCGTCCTCGTAGATGTCCTGACTCGTCAGCGGAATGTTGGTGACAGACCATGCGGTCATCGCGGCCTCAAGAGCGGTCTCAATCCCTGACGCTTCGCTGATCTGCCGGCTGTAGATGTCGATCTGAAAGCGCGTGTTCTGCAGCACGCTGGGGCCAGCCATGGAGACGTTCGGCGTGCTGCTGATTCGCTGAAAGACGATGTACGGGAAGACCGGCGGCTCGGTCGAGTTCACCCCATACCACGCGCCATTCGCGGCGAGCGGGTCGAGGATCACCCGAAGGTCTTCGATAATTGTGGACATTTAGCCGCGCCATGCGTTAGTTGTTGCTGCCTAACTTAAGTGCAGCGCGCCCAGCGGTATGTAGTGTTGTCAAAAGACGCCACGTACATCGCCGCGCTATTGGCCGCGAGCGTGTTCGTTACTGCCGAAACGCCAGCCGCCAAAATGCTCTGACTGCTTGTCGTGCTGACCGTGCAAGCGAACGCCGAAGGGTTGACGATGCAGATGATCGCGCCCTTCCAGTTGGTGTCGGCATCGGGCAGGATCTGCGTTCCAGCGCCAGCCAGCACAACCGTGATGACACTACCTTGGTTGGTGTTGATGGTGTTGCCGGTGCCCTGCGCACCGTGGGCAAGGCCAATGCCGCCGCCGAACTTCAGCAGGCCCGTGTTCTGCTGATAAAAAAGGTCCTCCCGAGCTCCGCTGCCGCTGATGTTCAAAAAAGCATGAGCCGTGGCCTGTCCAAATTGAACGCCTACCCCAAGGTTTGAGGGCTGAACAATTCTTGTGGGAGGAACACCAGAAAAGAAATACGTTCCTTGGTCTGAGTCCAGGCCGTTCAACCCTTTCAGAGTATGAATTTGGGTTGTGTATAGGCCGTTGGCTCGCATCACAATGTCGTTGTGATCCGTGATGCCGGTGAAATTGCCTGTTGTGACCTTGACGCCGGTAGTGTTCTGGAGCAACAAACCGCCGTTGCCCGTGTTTTCCAAGTCAGTCAACCCGACTTCCACGGCGTTAACCACCGCGCCGTTCCATCCAGCAATCATCAGTCCACTACCCGCGCAGACTGTTGCTGTGATTGCTCCTGGCGCGTTCGGCGTGATAAGCGTTGTGCCACGATACTGAAGCGAAATCGTGATCCACCCGGCGCCGGTCGCAGCTTGCTTGGCGACCACGTAGTAAGTCACGTACTGCGTGATTCCGCCGAGTGACGACGACAGAAACTGAATAGGCCAATCTACCGTGAACTTGCTAAGGTCAGTGCAAGCGATCTGCGAATTGCCGTTGGTAAGCGTCAGACTCTGCGCTGTGATCGTGGATTGTCCGCACTGTGTCGTCAGGTGGTCAGCTTTAAGGTCATTAAACTGAGAGCCGGTCTCACGCGCAAAGATCAAAATTCCTTGGCATGCTCCACGCCCACCCCCCGCTGCCGTGCCATTGAACGTGACTACCTGCTGAAGCTTGGAGTTACCAAAGTTCCATTGCGTGCCGCCGCTTCCGCCGATGGCGAACTGACCAACGGAACAGTCTGCCATGACGAAGTTGCCGAGCGCTGGAACGTGGCAATTTTCAAGCCAGATGCCCCATTGCGAACAGTCACCGCATCCGATGCCGTCAAGCTGCAATTGACCTATGCCGCCATTAAACTTGGCGCCGATCTTGATGCCGTAAGCAGCGCGAACAATCGAGATGTTCCTGATCCCTCCGCCCTGAATGGTGGTCCCGTTGATGCCGGTTCTGCCGCCGTTGCCCGTGACACCTAGTCCGGTAATTGCGCCAAGGTCATTCGGGTTATATTCGAAGGCATTGAAAGACCTGGATACGCAATCGAGCACAGTGCCCTTTTGCTCAACGATCAGTCCGATCTTGCCGCCTTGTTCCGTTGAGATAGAAGGGGCCGCGCCAGTGCCCAGGTAATAAAAGCCCTCACGCATGACAATCGGCGCAGTCAGCGTGATCTTGGTCGGCGGGAATACGATAGTTCCGCCGCCGTTGGCGAGACATTGCGCTTCTGCCACCCTGAATGCTGCGTCGGTTGTGCCATTGACGAAGAACAGGCTTCCTCCAAATGGACCTACGGGCCACGGCGACGACGCCCCCGCATCCGCAGGGCGTGGGTAAAACGTGCCGCCGGTCAGCGTGGTCGTAGCTAGGCCAGCCGCAACGAGCGCCGCTTCGGTCACCGAATCACGGGTGATGATGTCCCCACTGATAGCTTCGTCGTAAGGTGCCAGGAGTTTTATGGACATGGTCGTTTCCTCATCCGTTCGTCATGCCTTCGCTGCAGAGCAGCGTCAGCGACTTGTGCGCCATGTCGTCGTCGAGGACTGACAGCACGTTGAAATTCCGGCCTTGATAGACCACCCGCATCGCAGGCGTCACGCCGGAGCGATACCGAATAGACACCTTGTGCGTTGTCTCCGCCTGCTGAGCCTGGGCAGCCATCAGCTCGCGCCCGGACAATGGCTCTATATCCGCCCAGGTCGTCGCCGTTGTCGTCCACGACACAGATGCCTGCCCGAAGGTGTCCTTGCTGGCGATGCGCGTCTGCAGCGCAACTTGTCGGCGAAGCGCGCCCGCCCTCATATCACGGGCGCCTTGTTGTAGTCGAGCAACCCATCGACCCAGGGCAACGGTTCGATCTTTCCTCGACTGAGAATGGCGACCTCTTCGCGGTTTTCGAACAGCGTGCCGATGCGCACCAGCATCCAGTGCACGATCACGACCGGCA